ATCTACTTCTGAATATAAGGGCTAAATAGAAAGATACAATAATACAATATATAAAAACGTCTAAAAAAGTCAATAAAATCAACACATTACAACAAAAATGGTCAAAATTTAATTGATTTTAAAAAGTACATTTACTTCCATTTGCATCCATTATACTTCCGTTGTTTAAGCTACAAATATAGTAATTAGCACACATATTACCATCCGCCACAAAATAACGCCTAAAAACTACCATTTAAAGGCTATTTAAACGATTTTATAATATGATAAGCATCCATTTAGGATGCTTTTTTTGTTATATAATATCATCAATGAAAACAACTTGTAAAAAGTTACAAAAAAGCAATAGAGTGACAAATAGGGTGACAAATAGGGTGACAAAAAAAAGTAAATTTTAAATTTTTAAATTGTGTGATAAATCAAAAAATTATAGTAAAAACATAAAAAACACATCTATAATAATAGTAAAATGACATAAAAAAAACAATAATAAACATAAAAAAATACTGAAAATCAGTAAGTTATGATAAAAGTAGAATTTGTTTTATTAGGTTTTTTTAAAATGTTCTCTTAATTACCTTGAGGATCTGGTGAACATCGTTTAAGTTTATTGTAAAGTCAGAATGATTAGGAAGTCCACTTCTTGAATGGCAAATAATGTCACCAGTTTCAAAATTCATAGAAATTATATCTTTAAAAAGGACCGTTTGTTTGTGTACTATTACCCAACCATAAAGAGAATCTCTAAAACCATCTTTCCAGTGCTGCTTTCCTAATTCACGACATAAAAGTTCTGCACCATCGGGACTATCATTTAAGTTTCCACCATTCATAGAATCACCTTCAACCTCAAAGCACATGTATTTTCCTTTTCCGATGTGATCAACTGTAAATGAAACCTCTTCCAAATCTTCAATGAATTCTACATTCTGAAAATCTGACAAATAGGATCCGAAAGCTTTTACAGGTACTTTTTTCACAATAATTTTGAATTTACCGTTTTTTAGTTCAATGAATTTATTACCATTTGTATTGTGGTAAATTTCTGATGGTTCATTTATAACGTTAAATGTTGTAGAATTATTACTACTATATTCAGTATTATTTTTTTCTAAAAGACCACGCAAAAATGCGTGTTTTGACTTCGGAATTGCTTTTCCTGCCTCCCAATTTTGAACAGTACGTGGACTAACACCAGCCAAAAGAGCAAACTCTTCCTGTGTTTTTCCTAGTTTTGTTCTAATTTTTAGCAACTCCAAATTGTTCATAATCAATATATTATAAAATATGTTGAAATAAATCACGAAATATTGCGTGAAATATTTTGTAATACGAAATAATGCGTATATATTTGTACGTACAACAGGACAAAGGTATAATAAAATAAATAAAAATGACAAACGCCGAAAATAAACCATTGACAATCGAAGAAATCAGAGAAAAAATGCAAGTTGGTGATTGGACCACTTTAGGTAAAGCATTAAAGTGTAATCCGGATGCAGCTCGTAAAAGATTTGATAGAGAAAAGCCAGAAGCTATTGAGGCAATGAGCAAAATAATTGAAGCTCGTGAAAACGTGATTGAAAATTTACAAAACAAAGATCAATAATTTTTGAACTATGTATCAATATCAAAATAACATATTATCAATCCCTGCCAAACTCATTTACGATGTTTGGAATTGCACTTCTTATGATAATTATAAGCAAATGTGCAAACGCGGTAAATTGATACGCACAAAAGAAGGAAGAGGTCCGGGTAATGAACCTTATGTATCTTTTTACGATTTGCCTCAGCATATAAAAGATAGATGCATCGCAGAACTTGGCGCACCAAAAGAAACCATTGTTCGTAATCAGCTTGAAAATTTCATCTTTCCAGATAAAGAAGCGATTTCTTTTTTCTCTAGTCATCGCAAACCAGATGGCAAACCATTGAGTGAAGATCAACAACGTGAGAAAGCAACCAACGCTATGGTTTTAAATGCTATTCAAATAGTACTTAAAGATCGTTCAGCTCTTACTAAAATATTTGGACGCAAACAAACCAACGTGTGGCAAAACATTAGTGATGCAGTTAATGCGATTGACAATAACAAATGGGTGCATTCACTTCCGGGCAATGCCAGAATTTTGCAACGTAAATATAATGCCTACTTGAAAGAGGGTTACCAAATTTTTATCCACAAATCAGAAGGTACATCTAATGCAACAAAAATTAAAGGCGATATCGCAGACTTCTTATTAGCTCAATATTGTCTTCCTATAAAATTATCTATTCCAATGGTGTTGTTTCGTTACAACGAAATTCGCGAAGAGAAAGGTTGGGACACACTTACTGAAGCTGCTGTTTATAATTTTTTTTATAAACCAGAAAACGAAAGAATTTGGACACTTGCACGTCATGGTAAGGAATCTTGGAACCGTAAGTTTGGTTACACGCTTACACGTCAAAAAGACGATTGGTTTCCAAACTGCTATTGGGCTATTGATGGTTCAAAACTTGACTGGATCCATTTTGATGACGAAAGCACTCGTAAAATGTCATCGAGTTTGAAAATAGACATCATGTTTGATGTTTACAGCGAAAAAATACTTGGATGGTCCTTTGGTTTTACAGAAAACCATATAGAACACTTCAAAGCTATCAAAATGGCAGTTAATGAAGCCGGATGCAAACCTTATTACTTGACTTATGATAATCAAGGAGGTCACAAGATGGCACGTATGCAAGAATTGTACAGTTCTATTGTTGCAACAGATGGTGGAACGCATCACCCAAACAGAGCAAAAAGAACTCACGGACCTGCAGAACTACTATTTAAAAATCTACAACAGCAAGTAATCAATAAGTTTTGGTTTTCTGATGGTCAAAGCGTAAAAGTTAGACGTGATGACAACAGAATGAATGAAGATTTTATAATCGAAAACAAAGACAATCTTTTAACGGTTACACAACTAAACTCAGCTTGGCGACTAGCGGTTAAAAAATGGAACGATGGTAAGCATTCAAAATTTGGACTTTCAAGAAATGAAGTTTACCAACACGAAATGCCAATGCGCGAAGAGCTTTCAATTTGGGAAATAATGGATAAAATGTGGATTAATGAAACAAAACCTATTACCTACAAAGCACACGGATTAAATATGACAGTTGGTAACGACGATTATCAATTTGAAGTTTATGACGCTAATGGAAACATTGATTTAGAATTCAGAAGAAAACACATTGGTAACAAATTCATAGTACGCTATGATCCTGAATTTTTAGACGGCTATGTTCAGCTATGCATGAAAGATAACAGCGACAATATTGTTCACGTGGCTAATGCAGAACCAAAACGTAAACACCAAGACGTTCCGGTGTTAATGAAAGAAGGTGACAAAGCACAATGGGCTAAAGATTACGCCGTGAAAGATGCAGAATTCTCACGTGACCAACAAATGATCGCCGAACTAATGCAACGCACAGGAATAACACCACAGCGAGAAATGGAAACACAGGATCTTGAAATAAAAATGCAACGCTCACTAACCAAAGAAGAGCGCTTAAAATTAGAATCTCAAGAATACGATTTTTAACAACCTAACAACCTAAAATAGTAATGACAACAACTCAAAAACAACAAATAACAAATGAAGTAAAGTACTTAATATCGCTTACTTCAGCTAATAAAGTAGCCATTCGTGCAGGTGTTTCATCGGCTACTATTAGCCAAATGATAAACAACAAATGGGAGTTAATTGCAGACGAAATGTGGCAAAAAGTACAAGTAAAATTGCGCATAGAGTTAAACTGGAATACAGCACCAACGGCTAACTTCAAGTACATTTTAAAACACATTGAACAAGCACAAAAGCAAAGTTTATCCTTTGGAGTTTCTGACAAAGCAGGTGCGGGTAAAAGCGAAGTTTATAAATATTTCGCTAAGCAGAACCAAAATGTAATTTATATAGAGTGCATGACATTCTGGAAACAAAAATCTTTTGCAAAAGCATTAAACGTTGCTTGTGGACTTGATGATTTTGGAACTACAGAAGACTTAATCGAAAGAGTTATTGATTACTTATCCTCCAAAAAAGCTCCTTTCATGATTATTGATCAAACAGATAAATTGAAAGACGCATCGCTTGATTTGTTCATTGATTTTTTCAACAACTTACCTAACTGTGGTTTTTTACTATCTGGAACTCCTGCACTAGAAAAACGCTTCAAAAGAGGTGTTAATAATGACAGAAGCGGTTATCACGAATGTTGGTCACGTATTGGTCGAAAATGGTTAAAACTTAAAGCAGCTACTAAAGATGATATCGCTCAAATATGCAAAGCAAATGGCATCGATGACAATGACGAGATTCTAAGAATATATGAGAATTGTGAAGACGATATGCGAAGAGTAAAAAAGGACGTTCAAAAGTATTTTTTAAACAATGTAAAAGAGTAACCTATGGCTAAGACATCAAAAGCTTATGCGTATGGTGACATCGATAAAAGAAAGTTCAAAACAATCACTATAAAAGATACCGATTGGTGCGAACATCTTGGCGAACCAGAATTAGGAAATAGCAGTTGGTTTATTTATGGCGAATCGGGTGATGGTAAAACAACCTACGCGCTCCAAATAGTAAAAATGCTTTGTCAAAATGGTTACAAGGTTCATTACAATACACTTGAGGAAGGGATGAAACAGTCTTTCAAGCTAGCACTCAAAGAAAACAATATGAACACCGTGAAAGAAAAATTTAGTTACCATCAAGAAACATTGGAACAGTTATCAAACCGATTGTCACGTAAACGCCAAGCAAAAATTATAGTAATCGATTCCGCTCAATATTTTTTCAGAGGAATGAGGACACAAGCCTACTTCGATTTCATTGCTCAACATAAAGACACAACATTCATTTGGATGAGTGGGGCTGAAGGTAAAACACCAATTGGTAAAGTAGCACAGGACATTTACTACGATGCAGACATCTGCATACAAGTAAAAGATTTTCAAGCCATAGTTCGCAAAAATAGATTTAGAGCATACAATAATCGAATCATTTGGGAACAGGGCTACAACGACAGACAAATGATTTTATTACAAAAAGGATAACAACAAATAACAACAACAATGAAAGAACTAATTAAATCACTTTTAAGATTAGACTTGCTTGACGAACCGCAAGACTATGAAATGATGCTTTTCGGTATGTGGTCTCGTTGGTGTGAAAGCTTCACTACATCACAACTTGAATATCAAAAGCTAATCAGCAGTCCGGAACTTAATTCCTGGTACTTAACAGAACTCGCAAAACTTGAATTAAAATTTGTTCAAGAATGCGCTACGTCACCAAAAGCGTCACGTGAACTAATACGTGAGAGCTACAACGAAATCACCTTTCATTTATTCAATATACGTCCAAGTGCATTATTAAAAGAGGTAAAGAAATCAAAAACTGCATCATATATGTCGCTTCATGGAATAAAAGTAGAAACAAAAATCTTTAATCAGAATTAACCATGTCTCAAGATGCCATGATCCTAGAAATCACAAACCAAATTTCACAATGTGACATTAGGTTAGCCAAAGAAGTTTTTGTTTCGGAATATGTGAAAATTTTAAATGAAAAACGCCAACTGGAAGAGCTACTAAAACAAGAACAATCCAAAAAACAAGTAGAAAACAATGGATAAAGCTCAAATATACGAACGATGTAAGTTCCTGTTCCTGTGCCTTCAGTTCACCAGAGGAAAAACAACATTTAAGCCAGGCGAACGAATAATGATCAATCAAGAAATAGCATCGCTATTACACAAGTTTCACTATTCAGACGCTTCACACCGAAAGGTTTCAGATAAAATCGAAGCAAAGCTTCAACAACAAAAAGAATTAATTAACCGGTACGAATGGTCACACATAAACGAGTTTCCATACGACGAAATACTAAAGTAAAAATGAAACAAATTAAAATCCATGGTTACAATTTAGCCATAGTTGTAGTAAACAGATCACTACACATTACAGTTACTTCAGACAGAAGTGAAATATCATTACAAGGCTTCAATAATCAGAAGGAAACATCATTAGCAATTTTTAATGAGTTTACTGAAACTTTCAAAACACTTCCTACAGAATGGAACGCTAGAAGGTTAGCCTGTCACCAAGATAAAATAATCTTAATACTAAAATAAAAATGAGCGATTTACTAGAAAAAAAAGCAAGCGAGTTGACACCAGAAGAATTGGAACAGCTCTTAAAAAAGAGCAAGGACCAACAGGCTAAAAAATTAGCAAAAGAGAAAGAAGATTACGAAAAAAACAGAGACGCTATTGTCGATAATGTAATTCGTACAGCTAAAGTAATGCACAAGGAAATGGCTGAGTTTAAACAATATTGTCATATTGAAATGGATAAGCTTTGGAATAAGCTTGCAGAATATGGCAAAATAAGAACCAACTCCAAAGGTGGCTTCCAAGTTGAGAATACAGAAAAAACGATGCGTATTATTCGTCGTCGTGATACAGAACCAACATGGGACGAACGTTCTGCAAAAGCCGTTGAACTTATTAAAGACTTTTTGAGTGATACCATCAAAAAACGTGATATCAACACCTTTGAAATTCTCATGACTTTCATTGAGAAAAACAAAGCAGGTGATTTGGAATATTCAAAAGTTATGGAGTTATACAGCCACGAAGCTCGTTATGATGATCTAAGATGGAAAGAAGGTTTAAGATTAATCAAAGAATCCTTTTCTAACCACTTCAAAGGTTACGGTTACGAATTCAAAATTAAAAACGATGAAGGAAAATGGGAAAATTTAATACTGAGCTTCTCAAGTGCGGAATTAAAATTAGACGAGAGCTCTGGCATCACTTCGACTGGTGGCGATTCAAACTCCGACAAATAATCATTACTAAGTTAGGTTAGTTAGGAGGTTTCTCGATTAGCTCAGTTGGTAGAGCGTTCAACGATCACGGTTTGGAAACACGTTGAAAGGTCACAGGTTCGAATCCTGTATCGGGAGCAAATATTACACATTTCGGTAATAATCGCAAATATTACCAAAAAAGGGAATAATCAATTTTTAAACAACAACAAAATGAGCACACAAAAAGAAGAACAGTACGTAGAAATGATTTTACAATTAAAAGAATGGTTTGAGCAAAAAGTTGAAAACTTAAATTTTATTCTTGAAAATAAAAATGAATCTAAGATTTTATTTGAAGGTAAAGATGGCGACCAAGTTGAACTACCGGAACATTTAAAAGAAGGTTTTTTATTTGGTGTTCAAATGTCTATAGAAGTCTTAGGTGAATTTCCTGTAAAAATCAGTAAAGAAGGATAATGTCAACAGTAATTAAAAGAAAACCTGTTACATACACAGGCGAAGGTTCGGCGGTTGACTTCTATCAATCATTAGATAGAAGTTCAACACCGCCACCAGCTCCAAAAAAGAAGTTAGCCAATTGGGGTGTTTTCGATAAAGACAACACTCAGCACAGAACCATTTTGTCACTAATGCGTCAAGCGCAATGGACAAAAGACTGGAACGGACGCGAAGTTCCAGACATCATGAGATTATCAGATTTTTTGCACTCCGATAAATCACCAGTAAACAAGGCACTCAAGAAAATGACACCAGACGAAGTTTCTAAAGTCATTGTAGCCTTTGAAGGAATAGTAGAATGGACTTTTAAAAACAAAAAACGATGACAGATATAGGCCAATTTCAAAAAGATGTAGAACAGGCTTTGCTTTACTTCTTTCTCTTCGGAGCATTTGCCGGCGCAATGTTCTGCATCTTTATTCAAATGCTTATTAAAGCAGCCAAATGCGCTCACACAAACAAAGTAACTAGAACCTTTTGGACCGCAACTAACTGTGAACAGACAGCCGATTTTTGCGCTGATTGTGGCAAACAACTTAGTGAAACTAAAACTGATTGTCGATGAAAAAAGTAGTACTAGAATTAACAGCAAGGCAACTAAATACTTTGGTTTATTCATTCACATATATAAACTATGTATATCCAAAAACCAGAGAGCAAAAAGTAATGAAATCAATATTGGAAAAATTGATTTTAAAGATTAAGAAAAAACACCTCGAGGTCGAAAGTTCAATTAACACACTCTTTTCAAAACCTAAAAAATGCAAGTTCACATTCGAATATTATGAAGGTGATTGCTTAGAGAAATATTTACTAATCGTTGAGTCAAAGCAACCACTAAACGACTACGATTCAAACGCAATTCTATTTATAAAAAACAAACTTAATCAACAACTAGCATGAGTCAAAAAATTTACATCGCAGGAAAAATCACAGGATTGTCAATTGATAATTATACAGAAAAATTCAAAGCAGCTGCTACCGAAATAAAATCGCGTGGATTGGTTCCAGTCAATCCTGTTCAATTAGTTTCAGATCCAAACGCAAAATGGAATGAAGCTATGAAAATATGCATCGCTGAACTAATGAAGTGTGATGCTGTTCTGTTGCTTCCATGCACCAAAGACAGTCCCGGTGCAATGATTGAAAAGGAACTTGCAGAAAAACTGCAAATACCAACTTTCGAGAGCTTCTGGTGTTTACAACAACATTTTAGAAATAGATAAAACAACGCTATGGAACAACTAACAACTTACCGCGCTAAAGGAAAAGAAATTGGTTTGATATTCCTGTTTAAATATGATTTAAACGGCAATTTAAGAGTGTTTGAAATTCAAGAAGGCGAACTAAATGCAGAACAGATACAATGGCTATTTTCTAATCGTTTTCCTGCAACTGAAGCAATCATAAAAGCAGTATGGATGAAACAAGAAAAATACACAAAGGTTTTTACAGTTGAAGTATCACCAGCCGATTTATCCTTTGATGCGCTCTGGAACTTGTACGATCATAAAATTGCAAAATTTCACGCTGAGAAAGCTTTTAAACGTTGCAAAGAAGAGACGATCATTAAGATTTTCACTTCAATACCGCGCTATAAAAATTACTTACGCCAAAGCAAAGTAGCAAAGGCGCATCTTGCAACCTACATAAATGGTCAATATTACGATAACGAATATCCAACAGACAATAAGATTGGCAAAGTCTTCAATCCTGTACTAAATGAATTAGCTAGTAAATTAACTCATAAAGTAAGCGGCCATGGCTAAGTTAACAGCAGAACAGGTTTGCGACAGCAAAGAAAAACATAGTGTGATATCAGCTGAGTATCTTATATCAGTTACCAATAAAGACTCTTCACAAAGTTTTTACAAGTGCGATATATGTGGCTTTTATCACATCTATTCAATAAATAAAAAAGTAGTTACCAATAGAAAATCAAAACTATTTTATAAAGATTCACGCGATGTGTATTTGGCAAAAATGCACAAGAAACAACGAGCAGGATTTAAGAAAAAAAAATAAAATGAGAAACCAAATAGAAAACACCAAAGCATGGAAAGCTCTTAGTAAGCTTCAGCAATCCATCTACGGAAAGCGAAAAAATATGCTTGAAATAGAAGGACAGTATATAGTTGCTAAAAACACAAGTCGTAAGCAATGGCTTGAGGACTATCAGCCACCAATGGTTTATAAAAACATTATTAATGAACTACTTGATGAGCTTGAACCAAAAATACCAATCGACCACGAGTTCTTAAAAGCAGTTGATGAAGGTGTAAAGCAAATTGAAGCTGAGCGTATCAAAAAAAGAAATGAATTATAAATTTAAATATTAACAACAATGCAAAAAACAAAAACAATCACTATTACTGCACCAGAAGGTAAAGTAATAAACTTCGATGAATCAAAAGGAACAGTCGTATTTGAAGACGAACCAAAAAGTGTTATTGAGCGAATTAAAACATTTGAAGATGTCTTAAAAGAGCTTGGAATAAATCACTTAAATTTTCTAAAAGATTTAGAAGGCTTATCATCAGATGAAGTTGCCTATCGTAAAATTAAACTAATTTCAAAAGCCTATAATGAACAATGGATTCCAGACTGGACAAATAGTTCTGAAAGAAAATACTATCCATGGTTTGAGATGGGTTCTCCTTCGGGCGTCGGGTTCTCGTACAACGACTGCGGTTATTGGTGCGCGGCTTCGGATGTCGGCTCTCGCCTTTGCTTTAAAACGGTTGAGCTTGCAAAACATGCAGGAACTCAATTTGAAGAGCTTTACAAAGATTACTTTGTATTGAGCGCATAAAATTAAAGGTTGTATGATGTTATTGTTGTAGTTCTCCTTCAGGCGTCAGGTTCTCGTACAACGACTACGATAATTGGAACACGAATTCGAATGTCAGCTCTCACCTATGTTTTATAATGCCATCATAGACCTTGCTCACATAGCAAAAAAACACAAATTAATAAGGTCGTTAGTATTCTCTGAAGAAAACGACTGGAACAAGCAAAGGAATGAAAAGAATAACAAACCTCTATAGTCAAATAATTTCAATTGACAATCTCCATTTAGCTGATGCCCACGCCCAAAAAGGCAAAGGGCATCAATATGGAGTTAAACTTCACAAAAAGAACCAGGATAAAAACATTCAAATCTTAAATGAATTACTGAGTTCTAAAACTTATAAAACATCAGAATATACAACTTTTAAAGTTTACGAACCAAAAGAAAGATTAGTATTTAAACTTCCATACTTTCCAGATAGAATTACACATCATGCAGTTATGAATATTCTAGAACCAATATTTAATAATCTATTTACAGCCGATACTTACAGCTGTATAAAAGGTAAAGGAATACATGGAGCTGTGCGAGCTGTAAAAAAAGCATTGAAAGACGAAACAAATACAAGATACTGTCTCAAGCTTGATATTAAAAAGTTCTATCCATCAGTTAACCATGATATTTTAAAGCAATTATTAAGACGTAAATTCAAAGACCAGGATTTACTTTGGTTACTTGATGAAATTATTGATAGTGCTGATGGTTTACCTATTGGAAACTATCTGAGTCAATATTTTGCTAATTTTTATCTTACTTATTTTGACCATTGGATCAAGGAAAATAAGAAAGTAAAATATTACTTCAGATATGCTGATGACATTGTAATTTTATCAAACAACAAACCACATTTACATGAGCTTTTATTTGAAATTAAACACTATTTAAAGACTAATTTAGACTTAGATGTAAAAGGAAACTATCAAGTGTTTCCAGTTGAAGCTCGAGGAATTGATTTTGTTGGTTACAAGTTTTATCACACGCACACACTATTGCGTAAATCAATTAAAAAAAGATTTGCAAAGGCAATATCAAAAAACAAAAATAGTGCTACCATTGCCGCTTATAAAGGTTGGACTTCGCACTGCAATTCAAAACACTTATTAAAAAAATTACTACCAAATGACACAAATTAAAAGCTTCAAAGATTTTGGAATAAAGGCAGAAATAAAAGCCTTCACTGGTGAAAAGATAAAAGTAAAAAAGATACTAAATGCTGAAATTGTAGTCATTGATTTTGAAATTAAAGAATCAAAATTTGATGGTCAATGTCTTTACATTCAAATTAAAAAAGGTGATGTTAATCACGTAATTTTCACAGGATCTAAATACTTAATTCAAGTAATACAACTAATACCAAAAGAAAACTTCCCATTTAAAACTACTATAGTTGAAAATGATGAAAGATATGAATTCACTTAAAACTTAATAATTATGGACTTTGACATTAAAAAACCAACAAACCTTGCTGAGCAAATCGATAAAATGATACATTCTTTTAGATCTCAAAATTATGGAAAATATCCAGAACGTATTGTAATTTCATATAACACGTTTAATGTATTATTAGACGAAATCGGACATGCATTATTTAATAAAGTAAATTATCAACCTCCATATAAATTTTGCGGCATAAAAATTGTCAGAACCGTAGATATTGATAACGATACAATTGAACTTTATTAAAAATTAATTACATTTGAATTAATCAAAAACAACAACCATGAAAAAAGCAATTTTATTTTTAAGTTTATTAGTGATGTTTTCATCATGTTCTAAAGACGAGGTTATCAAAGAAGTTCCTGTTAGTAATTACATGAAGGTTCTTACATTAAGTCAAAATAATACACCAGGACAACCTTTACAATATTTTGTAGAATATGGAACAGCTCAAGATGATAAAGTACTAATGGAAGTTTCTCAATCAGTTTATAACTATTATCAATCTTTAGCTATTCAATCGCCAAATCCAAGATGGCGTGGACCAATAACACAATAATTATGAGAAAAAAGATAATGAAACTCGCATTTAGATACTGCAAAAGATGTTTAACAATGACACCTTTTAAAGATGATGTGTGCACTATTTGTAAAAAATAGGCACACATTTTGATAATTAGTAAAATGTGTAGTTATTCAATTTTTTTTTTACATTTGCATATACACCTTCAAGTATGTCGCAAGCCACCAAACAACAACGTCTAGAAATGAGAAACGAACGTATAAGAAAACGTTTCAATGCTCTGACCAGTGCGCCTAAACATCACTCTACAGATTACGCCTTGAAGATATTAGCAGATGAATATTTAGAATTGACAGAAAACACCATTTGGCTAATAATAACAGAAACAGGTTTCTACTCTAAAAAGAAAAAACAAAATGAAACAAGTAATCCTATTCTTACTCTTTTCTCTACAACTACAGGCACAAACCAGTTATAAAAACGATGATATTGTTGCAGCTGCAGGTACAGAATATGAATACCTTTTAACAAATATTGAATATGGTTTAAATGATGCAGCTATTCAACATCTTTTAGGTGATATGGAATACATGAGAATCACAGAATTTAAACCTTTGAAAAATCCTAATGATTACACTATTCAATACGCAAATCAAAGAAATAAAAGCGCTGTTGTTAGTGTTCATTACCTAAGTAAAAATATACCAGGACAAAACCTTCCTTTGACAACTAAAATTGAAATCTTTGGTGATGTCAATGCGGTCATAAAGTTTTATATTAACTTCTGGTCCTCACAGCTTAATTTTGAGGATATCAAAGTTGGTGAAGTTGTTAGTACTCGTTTTCTTTCTGATGTGGCCACATTAAGCTTTCCAGATAGCAAAACAGCCAAGATAACGGTAGTGAGTTCAAAAGATAGATAACATTCAATCATGCTACAAAGAAGCCATATAAAAGGAGGTAGCTGAAAGCAGAAATGCAAAGTCGAGAGTAAATTATGGCAATACTCGAGGTAATGGCGGTTTATAGGTTCGAGTCCTATTGATTGAATTAACCCGGTTAGTGATAACCGGGTTTTTTATTTTACATCGGTATATCAAAAGATGTTCCTACAGGAGGACCTGCAGGAAAGTTTTCTTTATTTACAAATTCCGTATCAAGTTCTGGATCCACAAGAACATAATTCTTAGTTACACTGGCGCTATTGTCAATCAATGTCGTTTGATATTCCATAATGGTCACAATTACATTTCCATGATCCTCATCGTCTTCATCACTTACACGTTTTAAAGCTTCAAAATAAGTACCACTCAATCCTTGCAATGCTTCGTGTATTTTTTCATTAAATTCAAAGAATTCTAAAGCTGCATCTTGATTGATGGAACCTTCGTAGGCGTCTGCATAATTCTCAACAGCAATTCTAAATTTTATAACACCAGTTCCGCGCTGTGTACCATTAACGCCACTTTCCCATTCAAAGCGGCCAAAACTCATAAACACTGCAGGACGTGGAAAAGTAAACATTCCTGTTGCGTCCAATTGTCCTCTGTATTTATCAAAGAATGCCAATGTAGGAACTTTTGTTTTTAGGTAAGTTCCAATTTCTTTTTGGGTATGTTTTTTTACACTCATTTTAAATATGGTTTAAATGCTATTTTAATGCTAGTTGTAATTCTTTCACAATCATTCTATCAACGTTTTTTAATAAGCCTTCAGAGTCACCAATAAATTTACGTGCCGTAATGTCTAAATGTTTTTTCTTTGTAAGCGCTAATCCTTTCCAATATTCCTCATTAGTTTGCTTATACATAGCCCAAAAGTAACGACGCATTTTTGGAGTTATTGGTATTTGGCCACCGTAGTTCTGAATATTTGCATAAGCTATTTCACTTCCAACACCAACAACAATTAAATTACGTTGCGCTTTAAACTTCTTTATGGCACGTTTTAAATTGCCACGTTTCGATAATATCTTTCGACTTCTGTCTCGAGGATTAGAAACAGTTTTCCATTTGGCCAATCCTTGATCAACAAATCCCTGAAGCTCAAAATTTCGTTTAAAGAAATTGACAGCCGTTATAGCAATTTTATCAGGAACAGTATTTCGAAAATTCTCATACTTTTTCTTGAGCTCATCAAACTGCTTTGCATTATGGTTCTGTTTAGCCATTTACTCTTACTTCTAGATCAGAAATTATTTCCATAAAAATCTTATTCATTTCTCTTCTTATTTCATCAGAAGTAATACCCAAAGCATTGGATGAATTGATAGTCATTTTATCGACAAAAGAGTGAATATTGAATGTGATATGTTTTGAATCATTTCCACCTCCTGCAACTCCTTTTTGTTTTTTAGCATCAGCACCAGGAATAATTGTTCCATCGCTTTTTGTGTTCTTAGCATACTGGTCAAAGAATTTCCCATTTGCATCAAGTGTTGGTGTAACCGCTTTGTCTTTTTTCTTGACGATGTTATTCTTTTCGGCTTCTTTCATTCCTTTGCCGTATGCTTTACCGGCATCAAGTCCTGTTTGCTTCAAGTCGTTGATAAGCTTCTTTTTAGAATCAACACCAACTAAGTCGCCAACGGCTTTTTTACCAGCTTCAAATGCACCTTCCCAATCGCCTTTAAAAAATAGCATTAAGGTTTTCCCGATGCCAGTAATACCAGAAAGCATATCTTTAAATCTGTTGATCACATAATCTTTTATTGCCTTGGCAAAACCTTTGATGCTTTCCCATGCTGCCATAATTGCACCACGAAACCAACCAATCTTTTGATAAGCCATAACGATAGCTCCAATTAATGCAACAATTGCAAGAACTACAACACCAACAGGATTGGCGGCCATTGCAATATTCCAAGCCCATTGTAGCGCAATTATACCAACAATCCAAGGAGCTAAAGGCGCAAGTAAATCAATAAAGAAACCAAAGCCTGTTGCCAAAGCTTCTACAACAACCGCAGCGCCATTCAATATCGTAGTTAAAGTACTGGTGTTACTATCGAGCGTACCAAATTGAGAAATTACATTACCCAAAGAATCCCACAAAGGTTGTAATGCTAATATAATGTTCCAGATAGCCATTCCCACAGGTTCCATCTTTACCATTGCATCACCAAACCAGTCAATAAATCCTGAACCCATTGATAGTAAAGTTGTAATACCAGGACCAAACAATTGGGATGCCTTTTCCCAAAATCCTGTAAGCGCATTTTCTTTTTTATTCATAGCAGCTTGCATCGAATTTGCAGCTGCAGGTAAACCTTCTTGAAAAGTCGTTTTTATCTGACTAGCAAAAGCAGGAAGGAACTTATCGGCATTTACTTTGCCATCGTCCATCATTTGTTTCAACTTGCTTTCTGTCATTCCCATAGACTTAGCAGCTATTGCAAATGCACCAGGAATCTTATCACCAAACTCAGATTGAAATCCACCAAAGTCAACAATACGTTTTTTGGCTGTAGCTCCAAAAGAGTTAAGCAAAGCTTCATTGTCTTTACCAGACAAAAGCATTGTTGCTGATGCTACAGCAACACCATCGTAGATATCCATTATAGATTTGCCCGATATCTTAGTCCCATTCATAGCTTGCGACATTGATGCAAACCCTGTTCTGTTGCTTTCAATAGATAGGTTTAAATCTTTGGCACGTTTGTCAACTTGCTCTAAACTTTTTGCACCTGCTGCACCTAAATTGAGTCCTAAATTTGTTTGAAGTTTTTGAGTTTTATCCGTGACTTCTGCAATTTGTTTACCAAAATCAACCGCTTTGTCAAAAGCAAATAACGCAACCATTGCGCCTCCTACTTTCTTGACAGAGTTACCAAAGTTATTCATAGACTTTTCACCCTCAGCTCCAAGCTTTTTAACATCAGCATTGGTTTTGTTGGTGGCTTTGTCTAAGTCATCAGTATATTTTTTTGCCTTACCAATACCAACACCAAAGTTTTTATCGATAAGCTCCATCGCATATTTTAAACCACCTGTTTTCATAAATTAATCTTTTGGCGTGATTATTGTAATTATTTTATATATTTGCATTGCTCATCTACGCAAGAGTGACCAAAATTGGAGCTGCTTTTAGTAGCTCCTTTTTTATTTGTTTAAAACCTTGATATGTTCTAGCATTTCAATTTCTTTACGACTGAAAGTAAATAACCTTCCATCATTTAAAAGAATAGATAAGAACTTTAATTTTTTTGACTTGTCATTTGAAATTGCCTGTCTTATTCCAGATATTATTTCGTCAATTGTAAAATCATTATTTATATGAATAAGTACATTAGAAGATTGTTTTAAAGCTTTGCCAACTTCTTTTTTAAATCGACTTGGTAAATTAGTGTATTTTGTCAACAACTTAAATTCCCACTCAACATCATTCATTAATGCATCAAAAGTTTTGACATCATCAATAGGCATTAATTGAACACTTTTACCTAATTTTAATAAAGCATTTGATGTAAACATATTTCCCTCTATTTCATTTACACCATGTAATTTGTTTCTAACTATAAAACCACCATTATCATAATTGAAACCTTCTTTTATAAAATCATCACTGAAAGCTTCATACTGTGCTAATCTTCCGGCAATGTGTTCTTTTGGTGTAAAAATTAAAAGTCCTTTTCTCAAATCATCAACATTTTCAACAGCTTCAATAGATAAAACTTTTGTGATTTGCTGTTCACTAAATGAAGTAACAATCTTTACATTTTTATCTTTATAAAACTTGAAATAGGTTTTATAATTTATTCCTTCAGCATCGTGAAAATAAACCTCACTTGGATTAGATAAAACGCTGTTTATTGTATTACGCAGTTTTTCTTCAGTACTGTCAAAAAGTTGTTTTTCAAGCCAAACAGGAGTTCCAAATACACTTGTAAATTTTGCATCACCGGAACGATCAGTAAATAATTCAAAAAGTAAAGCTGTCATTTCTGAAGCTTCTTTACTTTTGAATTTATCAACAGATGGCAAATTGTAATCTTTATAAGATAGGCTTTGCATATCCATTGGATCAACACCGGCATTGTTTAAATAACTTTGTACTGCTGAGAATACTTCTTTTGCATCACCCCAATTGACATTAAAACCTTGCTTTATCATTCTTTGATAACCATCAGGATCTAATCCAACGGCTTCATCAAAAGTTGTTATTTTACCTGTGTAACTTCCAAGAACATCCTCAGCATCAGAACGACAACCCCAATGATTTGGCGGTAAAAATTGCCATGCTTTTTTATCTAATTTATTGAAAACAATATTGTGAAGCGCATCACAAATTTTTGTAGTTCTGCTATCAAGAACAGCAACCAATCGCCAAAAAGGTGCAATGTCAATATCACGCATCATTTCAATGTAACGCGCTCCCATTCTTGAAACAGCCTTTGCCTGTTCGTATTCTGAAGCTAACCATTTTTCCTTATAGTTAGGAAACATTACAAGCGCACGTTTTCTGAATTCTGCAAAGTCTTTTGATGTTTTCAAAATCAGATTAAGGTCCATAATTTCTTTGAACGTTTTGTCAACACCAAAGCGATGTACATTGGCTTGAAATAATTCCATCATTAAATGGTCCTCACTTTCAAAGTCAGTATCAACACCATTAAATCCTTCGCGTAAACCTTGTAAAAGTTTATTATTAGTAACACTAAAATCTTTATAATTCCAATTAATGGAATCCGGATTGTCAAAATATTTTCTTAAAAAATCCTCTTCATCTTTTGACAAAGTATTTAATAAGGTAAAGTCTATTTTCCTGTAACTTGCAAATGCCTCACGTCCGCAGTTACTTGTATGAACGTGAGGCGTTTTAAAATTTCCCTTAGTGTCTTCTGCAGGATCTTCTTTTTTGTTTTTTGGTGGATCTTCTTTTGGCGGTTCTTGCTCTTCTATGTCTTCAAGCTCGACATCCAATTCTGTTTCAAGCTGTTCCTTTTTAACTTTGTAACCCATGCGATGTACACCTTCAAATATTTTTAAACGCTCTTCTGGTGTTGCTTTTTTATTTTCATTCCAAATGAATTGGTCACCTTCAGAAAATGGATATCCAATTTTGATTAAAAAAGGAAGTAACTCATCTTGCACATCAAACAATACACGTGTTTCATCATCTAATGCAATTAATGCTTGAGTACTATCGATAATTGTTTCAGACTTAGCTCTAGAACCTGAATCCTTAGAACCTTCAGCATTACCATCAAAAAGAAAGGCAAGCTCTTCATTACAGGCTTTTCTTTTCTCATTGAAAACGTTGAAACTGTCACGAGAGTTTGATTCTTTAATTTCAAACTCAACACCTTCTGGAAGACGTGCCCAATTGCTAGAACCAAAGTCTTGTAACCATCCATCAATTTCTGATTGTACTCGTGGATCTTGTGAAGCTGTTTTTGCAGTTCGCATTGGAATACCAAACATCTCTTCAAACTCGTCCCAGTTTTGCCATGAGTGCTTTTTGAAAATCCATAGTGGAGCTGCTTTGTCCAGGATACCTAAAAAGCCATCGTGATTTTTCCACAATACCCACTTAGCATACTCACCTTCAAGAAAAGAAACACCTTTCACATCATACGAATTCAATAATATTTCGCATGTTTCCGGTATGATGTGTTCGCGATAAACTAAAGCAATCTTTTTGATGTGGCCGTTAGTATCTAATTGCTTAGGATAAATCAAGTTGTAACCAAAGTAAATCGATTCAACGGAGTATTTAATATACTGATTGAACCAGGACTTTTGTAACAACTTTGTTTTTTCATCATCGATGTTTCCTTCTTTATCTACAATAGCAAATGCCTTGTTAGAAACACGAAGTTTTCGATTTTCTGAAATTCCATAAATATAGGCATCACCAAGAATGTCATCATATAATTCAATCAAAGCTTTGCGTCGTGGATTAATAGGATCCAATGCTGAAGCTCTCGCTATTTTCCAGTCTTGAATTTCTTTTCGATAAAGTGTGCGCTGCTGTTTTATTAGTGAAACCAGTTTTGAAATAGCCGCCTCACGTTCTTTAACTTCTTTCGAAGCAAAAATGTTTTTTGCTCCATTCATTATTATGTCTTTAAATGCCATTTGAACACTGTTTAAATTAATATCTTGAATCTGGCTTATTATACTTTTCGTTACTTCCATGTTTGAACATTGGCACGTTTTCAACATCTGTTGCATCACGTTCTGGAAGCAATGGAGTTATGTAGCCTTTTGCAACATCTTTGCACCATTGAATAGCTGCTTTATATCTTTTCTCGCGCAATTCTGGTATCATATCTGGCGATATGTTTGTAAACAGGTGATAAAGTGTAATGTCGACTAAATACAATACAATTAGTCTGTTCCTGTCTGCTGTTGGTTGTGTAGTTGAGAAAATAGCTGCTATATCAAATCGATTGTTTAAATAGGTTTCCATTTCAACTTGTGCTGCTAGTTCTGCATCCTCTAAAACACTTGCATCACTTTGGATTAAATTTTTAATCCAAGCTTGCACTTGCTTTTTATAATCGTTATCGTTTAGGAATCTTGCCATTAGTATTTTTTGTTTTCGTTACGTACTTGTTTACCCATGTTTGCGGAACCTTTTATATTTTCAGGCGATATAGAAATATGTTGATCAAGATAGTACCAAGCTCCTTCGTCACTATCAGGAGCATCATCAGGACTTTTGTATCCTGGTTCAATTCCTTGAACTTGCATATTACCTTCAACCATATCTGAGTCATGCTCTTCGTCAATATTGTATATGACGTTTCCTGATGCATACTCTGGTTCCATCCTTACGATTCTTGTGTATTTGTTTGGCTTTATTCTGTTGTCTTCAATTACACATAAATTGTAGTTTCCATTTTTCTTTTTTACTCTTTCAAGTGCCATTTTTATAGGACGTGTAAAAAATTGCTTTTCAACATACCAAATAACAGCTACACCAGTTGGAAGACTTTTTTCAACATTAATCATCCATTGAAAAGCGTCTTCAATTTCGGCACGACGTACAAATCTTTTTACACAATAGCGTTTATAATCTTTCAATCCCCAAAGTGCAATAGCTTTAAAATCTGATGTAACATTGTTTTCAAATGATGGATCGAAATATCCAATTAAAACTTGCATTTGTTTCAAGTGTGGCAATTTTAAGAACTTGAAGTATTGATTTTTAAAAATAGATCCTTCAACGGATGTTTGATGAAAGAATTCTTGAAGCGCTAATGTAGGACCTGCTTTTTTCATTTTCTGAACAATCTCTTCTAATGAATAGCGTTCGTCCCAACTTACATCGGCTTTTATAATTTCGCCTTGAGCATTTTTGACAATATTTGTCAAAGCAAATATTTTACTATGATAGATGCCTTCACGTTTTTTGGCGTTCGGTTTTGTATCACCAACAATATGCGCTAAAATTGATTGTGAATGAATTCTATTTCCTGCCATTACCAAACGTGCACCCTTAATAGATAATGCAAAGAAAAACGCCCCAAGTATGTTGTTGACTATCTTTTTAACTCTTTTTTGGTTATGGACGATTTCGTCGTCATCTATATCGTCAATGACACCATAGTTAGGTCGTTTTTCATTTTTTCTTGCACCACGAGGCGATTGTCCTCGACCGATTGCTAAAAATCGGATTCCATCCTTGGTTGTAAAGTCGCCATCCTCCCAAGAACCAAAATTATATTGAACGCCAAAGTCATGCGCAAACAATTCATTGAACTGCAATTGTGCTTGAATATCTGCAAGTAAATTACAGGCATCAGCTTCATTCTTACCCATCAACAACATTCCAGTTAATTGCTTGTGTGCGATTAACCACATTGGAATGATTATATTTACGTGTACAGATTTTGCATGCTCACGTGGCCATTCTGCAACACCAAAGAAATTCTTATCGCGAAGACAGGCATTAGCAAAATCAATTTGAAATTTTGCACAATCAGCATCGGCATAATTTGGAAAGTAAGCTTTTACAAAGAAGTTATAATCACGAAGTCCGTTTGTAATTCTGAACTTTTGATCGGCAGCACTTTCTACCAAATTGACAGCTGTAGAACTTTGTACCTGACGACAAAATTCTAACCACTCCTGGTAATCTCTTTTTGTTATGTTTTGATTACTTGCCATTACTCACCGCCTACTTTAAAGTCAATGTATTTTTTTTGAAGTAAGTTGATTTCTTTGGCCAAAGCAGGATTCTCACCAAACGCATACGTAGTAAAGTCTTTGAATACATTTATGATATGAGAAATTGTTACTTTCTTGTTTTGAAGCTTATCTATTGTATTGGCAATTTTTACCAATTTATCGGCATCAACTATATCAGCTAATGACAAATCGTAAGCTTTGTTATATAAGTTGGTAATAATGTTTTTTACAGTAACAGTTTGAGCTTGTTTTAATAGTTCCCAGTCACCAGCTTGTTTCCAAGTTCCTAAAGTCTTTTCGGCAACGCCAACAATAAGTGCAATTTCCTTTTGACTTTTATCTGTTTCTAGATACAATTCTAAGGCTATTGATTTTTTATCGTCTGTTGAAATTCCTTTTTTCTTTGCCATTTCTACTACTATTAGTGTTTACTTTCAATGGCAAAGGTTCACTTATAAGTTAAGATTTTAAATTTTCTATGTAAGCCACTAAACGCTAATCTTTAGTGACTTAACAAATTTATTTAGTGGCTTCAATGCCAATTTTATAACACCATAATTGCGCTTAATCTTTGTCATCTCAAAAGCAAAGAAATGCCAGATAAAGCACAAAAATTCAGATTTGAAGTTAAGAACCAAGCCGATAACAATTCGGAAATATTGATCTATGGTTACATAGGCCGATGGGAAGAGGTCGACTATAAAGGTTTCCGAAACTCATTTCAAAAAATCTTATCTACAAACAAAGATGTTACCGTTCGAATTCATTCGGGTGGCGGTTCTGTTTATGAAGGTTTGGCTATCTATGATTTAATGCGAAGCTCAGATTCTAATATTACTGTCATAGTTGAAGGGATGGCGGCAAGTATGGCATCGGTTATTGCATTAGGAGGCGATATTATTAAAATGACTGAGAATGCATTTTTTATGATGCACGCACCATCAGGTGGCGCTTGGGGTGATAAAACAGTAATGCAAAGTACCGCCGATCAATTAGTTCAAGCTGAGAATCGCTTAGTCGAAATCTACAAAGAAAGAACTGAAGCCGATGAAACCGTAATTCTTGATTGGATGAAACCAAACAATGATACATGGGTAGATTCTGCAAAATGTCTTGAGATGAAAATCTGTGATGAAGTAATTAAACCATCTAAAAACAGAGCTCATCAATCTACACCTGAAGACATGGTTAACAAAACAATTGAAGAAATTTTTGCTGCTTACGAAGGTGATATTCCAAACGAAATTAAAAACAAATATAATTTAAGTATGAAAAACAGAATCATTACGATGCTTGCTGCTGCAGGTATTATTCACACTCTTACTGCTACAAGTGAGGATTCCGACTTTGAAAAAGTATTGGAAGGACTTGTTGCTAAAGCAGGAAAATGTGAGAAAGCTGAAGCTGACTTAAAAGCATTTCAATCTACTAACGCTAAAATCTTAATTGATAAAGCTGTTGAGGATGGAAAACTTACAGCAGCTGAAAAAGAGCAATGGACGAAAGATGCTGAATCAAACTATGATTTGACAGCTCGTGCATTATCTAAAATGACCGGTACAGTTGACATCAATGGTAAAATTACCAAAGATCCTAAAGATGGAACTGAAACTCACGAACTTTTAAAAGGACGTGCAGAATGGACTTATGCTGATTGGCAAGAAAAAGATGCTGAAGGTTTGCAAAAACTTCAAGCGGCTTCACCTGCTGACTTTGACAAATTGTTTAACGCTCAATACAAATAATCATGCCTACATTAGAAACAGGAACTTGGTTAAAGCAATACGTAGATCCGATGTTGCTTTCGGAATTTAAAAACTATAAAGACGACTTCATCGGAACTTTGACAAAAGCTCCAAAAGGTGCAATCGACACTGATGGTATCAAATTCAACAAATTGATTAACGCGATTGGGCTACACGTTAATAAAACAACTGCTTTTACACCAGTTGCAATTGATGCTCAAAAAGGATTAGTGCCTTGGGACAAACTTGATACAGATGTTACTGTTGTAACAGATGCAGAATTGAGAGCAATGCCTTTCGACAAAGATTCTGAAATCAAGAAAATGCACATGGATTCTTGGAAAATTGGTATTAGAAATTACGTAATGTACAAACTTGCTCCAACGCAAAACACTGCTACAACGCCAGTTGTTAGAACTACAGGTGCGACTGTTGGAACTAGAAAACGTTTGACCATTGGTGATTTAATCAACTACATCACGGAGTTGAAAAAATTGAACCTTACTGATACAAATGCATGGTACATGATTTTGTGTCCAGAGCATGAAGCTGATTTATTGTTAGACAGAAATGATCCAACAAATGTAAATCGTGGTGATTTAATCATCAATCCTAGCACAGGTAAAATTGACAGATTGTACGAATTAAAATTCTTTACAAACAACTTCAATGTTACTTACACCACTGCAGGTGTTTTGAGAGCACAAGGAGCAGCAGCTGTTAGTACAGATAGAAATGCATCTATTTTCTACTATGCACCAAACACTGTGTATCACGTTGAGAATGTAATGTCACTTTACACTCCAATGCAGCAAGCTACAAGAACTATAGATCCTCAATCTGATTATCGTTTACACTCTTACGGATTGTGCGATAAGAAACAGGATTATGGTTTCGGAGCGATTATTTCGGCTGTAGTTTAGTAAAAATAAATAGCTACGCAGTCTAGTACTGCGTAGCATTTTTAAAAAGTAATGAGAAAATTAGACCAAAAAGGCGAAAAGTTTTTACAAGATAGAGAGGGTTTTAGTTCAAAACCTTACTTGTGTTCTGCAGGAGTTCCAACGATTGGTTTTGGTAATACTTACTATCCAAATGGAAAGAAAGTTACCATGAAAGATAAGCCAATAACTAGAGCTTATGGTGTTGAAATTTTCAAAGTTATAGTTCAAGATTACGAAAGGGATGTTAATAAACTAGTTACATCAAACATCACACAAAATATGTTTAACGCCCTTTTAAGTTTTGCTTACAACCTAGGAACTGATATTGATATCGACATTATTGCTGAAGGGCTTGGTGATTCAACATTGCTTAAAAAAGTTAATAAAAACCCATTGGATAAAACTATTGCAAATGAGTTTGCCAAATGGAACAAAGCAAATGGAAAAGTCGTTAACGGCTTAATTTCAAGAAGACAGTTAGAAGCTGAATTATACTATACAAAATGAGAAAGCTAATTATCATAGCATTAATAATATTTAGTTGTGTTGTTGAAAGTTGCAGTTCAAAACGGGTTACAACTATTGAGAAAACAGTTCACGATACATTAATTGTAACAAAGACTGTTCGATTAAGAGACACAACAATTGTTGCGCCTTCGTCATCGGTTCAAGTTAAAACACCCGTTTTTGAACTCAATGAAAAACCACTTGTTAAGAAAAGTGGAAATGCAACAATTACACTATCAAAAGACAAAGACAACATTTTAACAGCTCAAGCGGATTGTGATAGTTTACAGTTCCAGGTGCAACTTAGAGATAGCATTATTTCGAGTTTAAGAAAGAGATTTGAGTCTGAGAAAATCACAACACCTCCACCAACTGAAAAGGGCGGATGGACTAAAAAAATTATTCATTCGATTGGGTTTATATTCTTATTAATCCTTGCCGGATTAGGAGTTTTGTATCTGATCACAAACTTTAAAAAAAAATGAGCAATTCAAAGAAAATAGCCGATGAAATTCTAAAGGATTATCCGAAATGTAACAAGGTAATTGTTACTGAAGATGGCCAAGCGTTTTTTGTTGACTTAGATGCAACACGTCATCACCAAAGAAATGGTTTCAAAAAGGAACCAGAAGTGTTTTTTCGTGAAGGGTTTGAACCTGAAGACACGAAGGAACTGGAAGAGGATTTGCAAATTACTAAAGAAGCTAATGCAACTTTAGGTGATGCAATAAAATTAGTAATTCTAGCAACTGACTTGGAAGCTGATGCTCCTGAAGTTGATGGACAAACACCTGAGGTTGTTGCCAAAGTTGTAGGTTTAAGAGAAAAGCTTGAAACTAGTCAAACTACTTTCAATGAAGTTGCTGAGGCTGTTACTAGAGCTTGTGACCTTGAAAACGAAGTTCCTGAACTTACATTAAGCGATGAAGCTTTGCCAATTGTAAAATCAGTAATTGAATTGAGAGCTCAATTATCTCAAGTAAGCAATGAATTAGCAACTTTAAAAGCTCTAAAGGTTGAAGTTGTTGAAGAGGCAAAAGACGTTAAAAATTCCGCAGAAACAGCGGCTAAAAAATAATTACGATGAACAGACCTCGTTTAAACATATTAAAGCTTAACGGTCAATTAGGACGTACAGCAACAACAGCAGACATGACAACAGCCGTTGTCATGAATGCAGTTGCAACAGCTGACATGGACCTTGGAACTATTTACACGTTAAATAGCATTGACGACGTTGAAGCTTTAGGATTGAGTGATGCTTATGATGACACTAATAAGGTGTTAACATACCACAGATTGAAAAAAATGTTTTTCAACAATCCATCTATTGTTATCCATTTTATGCCGGTAGCTCAAACAGTTACTTTGACACAGATGGCAGACAAAGCCAATAACTATTTGGCAAAAGTATTGAGAGATAAAGCCGGTGAGTGTAAACTTGCAATGATTGCTTTAAATCCGGAAGATGATTATGTAGCAACTATTACAACAGGCTTAGATGCTGATTGTATTACAGCTTTATACAAACTTCAAGAACTTGCTGACTTTGAATTTACAAAAGATAGATTTTGCGATTTCTTTTTAGAAGGTAGATCTTTCTCTGGTTCTGCAAGTGGTGTTTTAAACCTTAGAACATTAGAAAGTGAATGTCCAGATGTTTCGGTTTGGATTGGAGCTGATAATGATGTCTCAAACTTAAAAGCTATTTATAATGAATATGCTTCTGTTGAGGACTATGTTTCTATGATTTCATTAGCGGACGTTTCACAAAATGCAGGTGAGCAAATTCCTGAATTTTCATTAACTGATGTTAACAAAGGTTACTACCTTAATGCAGGTTTGAGCTCTGGAAGCTATGTCAATACTTATACAGACGACAACTTAGATTTGTTGAATGAAAAAGGATTAAACTTTGCCACTTTGGTTCCTGGTATTATTGGATATCATATTGTAGACACGAACACTGCTTGTGTTGTAACTTCTGACTATGCTTATGTTGAAAACAACAGAACCATCAAAAAGGCTATTCGTTTAGCTCGAGTGGCTGTTTTACCAAAAGTTAAATCAAGATTGTATGTAGATCCTAACACTGGTAAACTACAACCAGAAATCAGTAAATCTTTGGAAGTTGTAGCTCAAGAAGCTTTACGTCCGATGTTAGCCGATGGTGATATTAGTGGAGGCATTGATTGCTTTGTTGATCCTAATCAAAATGTTTTGACAACTTCAAAATTAGAAATGAAGTTAACTTTTGTTCCTGTAGCTATTGGTAGAGAAATCACTTTAAAAATAGGATTTAATAACCCGTTTAAAAATTAATCATGAGCACAATAGCAATTAACGGAAAGTTTAGAAATTATGCTTCAGTACGTGTAACTCCTTTTGGTCGTACACTTACTACAGTAAAAGCAATCAATTATAAAAGAACTGATGCCATTGATCCAGTAAAAGCAGTTGGCACAAGTAAGCCTATTGGATTTACACAAGGTGATGAAGCTTACGAAGGTTCAATTACAATTTTATCTGAAGAGGTTGATTTGATTCAAGCAAGTTTACCTGCAGGAAAAACATTGCAAGATATTCCACCATTTCCAATTCCTGTTTCTTATGTTGGTGACGATGGAATGATGGTATCACATATTTTGATAGGATGCAAATTCAAAGAAAATAGTAGAACTGCAGAAGCTGGTTCTAACGATGCTTTGGCTGTTGAAATTCCACTTTATGTGGGTGATATCAACTGGAATGCTTAGTGAATTATCACTTCAAGAATTAAAAATAAAGGCTACATCGCTTGGGGTTAAGTTTTCAAGCGATGTAACTAAAAAACAACTAATAACAAAAATAAAAAACAAGGTTATGAGCAACAACACTAAAAAAGGAGTTATTACCAAGGAGCAAATTGAAGCTTGGAAAGCAGAACACAAAAAAGTACACACTATTAAAGTTACTGTAGCTGAAGGCGATGTCGCTATAGGTTACTTAAAACCGCCAACTAGAAATATCAAAGCTGCTGCTTTGTCTATGTATTCTCAAAACAAGATTTTAGAATCTGGTGAGTTTTTACGTGACAATTGTTGGTTAGGCGGTGATGAGCGTTTGAAAACAGATGGTGACATCGGAGTGACCGCTGCAATTAGTGCAAGTGGAATCTTTAAAATGATGGATTCTGAGTTGGGGGAAGCTTAGCCCTGCCAATTGAAAGATTAGCAGGAAAAGATATAATAAGAAAGCAAGATGCATTGTTAAGCTTTCATTTCAATATTCCTCATCCTGAATTATTACCCGATGATGTTTATTGGGAAAAGTGGGAACAATTAAATTATGCTTTAGAGTTCGAAGCAAAACGCCAAAACGCAAAAGGAAATGTCTACTTATAACTTTAGTGAATTATTCAAATCAACTTTTAAGTTGAATTTAGGTTATGCTACTAATTCTATTATAGATGGACAAACCAACAAATTAGACGCTCAAGCATTACAACCTATTGAAGAGCTTTCACCTTTGCAGTTAAAGTCTCAAACAGGAATGCCGATTTGGGATTACGTAAAACTACTTCCGAAGATTATTGAAGGAACAGGCGAACAATTTGAAGGATATAGTTTTCCTTTTGAAATAGTTGTTGAAGCTTCAATGCCTAAGAAGATAGTTGTAAGTGAAGTCATTGGACGTGATGGTGATGTTGAAGAGTTAATGGGAAATGGCGATTGGCAAATATCCATTAAAGGTTTTATAATCAATTATGATAGTAACGATTATCCTGAAGCAGCAGTTAGAGAGTTAACTCGTGTTTGTAGATTAAAAGAAACATTGTTTGATGTTGAAGGAACGTACTTAAATATTTTGGGAATAAAATATTTGTCAATTCAAAAGTTTACGCCTATTGCACCAGTTGGTTACAAGAACATGCAAGCCTTTGAAATTGAAGCCAGATCGAAAGAACCTTTTATAGTAGATGCAGCGTATGGTGTTCCTTTGTAAAATAACGATAGGTGATTTAGTATTTGAAAGTATTTCGGAGGTTGATGGTGAGAAAACGTGGCGTAAGTACACAGGAACTGCCAACATTAAATTTCCTAAAGCAGTCGAATATAAAGTTGGAAACATGGTTTTTCCGATTGATTCTTTGAAAGATTTGATAAAAACAGGTGACTCAGTAAAGATAGAGCTTGGTTATAACAAGGTTTTAGTAACTGAGTTTGAGGGATATGTTTCCCAAATTCAACCTACTATTCCAATTGAAATTAACTGCGAAGACGAAATGTTTAAAATGAAACGGAACAATGTTTCTATAAATATTGAAGATGCGACAGTTAGAGAAATATTAGAAGCTGCTGCACCAGGATATGAAATTGCTTGTGCTGATGAAAAGTATGGTGACTTTAGTTATGTGAATACTACATCGGCAAAAGTTTTTGAAGAGCTCAAGAAAAAAGCAGGTTTATATACGTTCTTTCGTGGTAAGCGCTTAGTGTGCGGTTTACCTTATTCTGATGTTAAAGTTAGTGAAGTCATTCCAAATTTTGTTTTTGGACAAAATATAATTGACAATTCACTTGTTTATAAAAGTCCTGAAGACTGTAATGTAAAAATCTATGGTAAGTCAATTCAGAATGATGGAAGCGTAATTGTTTACGATGTAGGAAATGAAGGTGGCGATATTCAGAGAATGAATATTGATTATCAAATTACAAAAGAGCAATTAAAACAATTGGTTGACAATCGCTATAATAATGCAAAAACCAATGGTGGCTATGCAGGAAGTATTACAAGTTATGGTTTTCCTTTTGTAGAACATGGTCAACGCGTGAGAATATACGATCCTGGTATTTATGAAAAAAGAGACACAACCAATTTTGTAGATACTGTAAAATTTAGTGCATCAATGTCTTCTGGTTATCGTCGCGAATGTGAAATTGGCAAGTATGCCACAGATAAGAAATTATTGAAATGATAAGAGCTGCTATTGAAAAGATTATTGATGAAAAAATGCTAGTCCAAATTGACAAAGCAAAAGTAATTTCAGTAAATGGATCAGTTGCAAAAGTTCAAAGTTTAACCACTGATAAAACGTTCTTTAAATGCAGTTTAAATGCTGTTTTGGATAATGACACATCGGAGCTTACAATAGTGCCAGAAATAGGAAGCATTGTTATAATTGGAATATTCAACAATCAAGCTTCTATACTTCAAACTTCTAAAGTGAAAAGTTTAAGTTATAAGTACCAGGACACGTTTTTTAAATTGTCTGGAGATGGAATGCAACTTACAAGAAACGGTCAAAGTTTGAAAGCTATACTGAAGACAGAACATGAGCAATTAAGTTCATTGTGTGATGCAGTTAATGCAATTGTTGTTTTGCCCGGCTATGGAACAGGTCCAAATGTTCCAACAGTTACAAATATTAAAACAGAAGTTGAAACTAATAAAAGTAAAATAGATCAACTATTACAATAAAATGAAGCCAATTCGTTCGCTCTTTTTACTTGCCATCGGGATGATGGTTTGTACGGTACACGCAACTACAAGCGCTCCGGAGCAAAAGCAAAAAACAACATTCTCAACTGAACAATCTGTTCAATTTAATGCTGTAAATGTAGATTACCCTGAAGTTGTTGTATTGACAGCAATTTCAAACAATTATGTAAGTGCAAATTATGCACCATTTTTTGAAATTGAAACTTTTAACCTTGTAACCTTTGCCTACGATGACGTTGGTTGGTGTAGATTCAATTATCAAAATGATACCAGGATAAAAAATAAGTATCATAGTGTAGCGATTCTAACTTACAATTATTCCACAAAGCAAATTCATAAGCAAAAGGAAATACCCTATAAGGAAAAGCTATTTGAAGATTATAATTTACAGACAAAGAATAAACACTTGGCGGAATTTCGAATAAGAAGTGACTGCTAGTAGATATTAAAAATAGAAAAGCCATCCATTAGGTGGATGGCTTTTTTTTAAAGTTTCAATTATGGATTATTTATTAGATACTAACGGAAAGATGCTGATTAAAAACGGCGATTTTGTTATTGGTGAAAGTGAACAGCAAGAAATTGACCTTTTATTAATGAGTAGTCCTGGTGATTGGAAAGAGAATCCTGCGGTTGGTGTAAACTTACCACAGCTTGTAAAAAGTAGATCAACAGAAACAGCTATAAAGAAATCAATTCATGAGCAATTAACCGCTGATGGATTTAAAAAAATAACAATCAAACTCAGTTATCCAAATATTGAGGTTGATGCAATTAGATAGTTTATGAGTGTTATAGAAATCATTGGAACAGTTATTTCAATTATTGGAGCTATTGGAGGTACAGGTTACTTTTCTTTTGCTTTTGCAAAATCAAAGTATTTGCAAGAAGTTGAAAAAATGAAAGTTGAAGTTTTGCAAGCGCACAAAGCTGCAGAAACAACTGAAATCGAAAATGGAACAAAAGTAGTTGACCTTTATAAAAACGCACTTGACGATTTAAACGATCGCTACGAAAGGAAGTATCAAGAACTCGAAGCAAGTTCCAATAAAAAGTTAGCAGCACTCGATGAATTATACAAACAAAAAGAAGCTCATTTAATGAAAGAAATTGAGTTTCATGCTAAGCAATCGGCATTGTTTGAAAAGATGTACAAAGAAGAGGTTAAAAAACACAACTTATATAAAAGAGAGCATCCATGATAATTGCAGGACCAGAACAAAGTATTATTAGTATAGCAACTCTAGAGCACGGCGTTGGTTATGCTTTTGCACTTGCTTTAAGAAATAATATTTCTGTTACTGATGTCATCCTTGCAGGTCAAGCATTGCAAAAACCTAGTTTTGTCAAAGAAAACTATTTGAGTTTTGAACAGCTGCTTATTGAAAAACCAAGCGCTGTTTTACCTTCAGTAATTGCACATCCAAATCAGTCTTTTGTAGATATCGCTAATCAAGAAGATGGAAGTCCATTTTCGGCATTTGAAAGAGCTGTTGCAAATGGAATGAATGTTACAGATACTTTGACACCAGGATATAGAACTAAATCAATAGTTCCAACATTAAAAAATGAAATTACAGCCAAACGTTTTAAAGATAGAGGCATCAAAATAGCAACATCAATTTTTACACAACAGTTACCAGAACCAACTTACCTTGATTATTTATTTCCGGGTGAATTTCCTTACTCATTTTAATTATGGACAATCGTTTTAATGAAATACAAAAAATAGTTCTTGATGCACGTGATACAGTTGCAGACTTAAACGCATTGGAAATTTTAACTCCTGAAGAGGTTTCTGTTACTTCTGCAAATTCCACATCAAAAGTTTCACAATGGCGACAATGGATATTTATATTCTGTTTGTCATTTTGGTACTTAGAAAAATCTGTAATTGAGAATTCCAAAAATACCAAGGAGCAAAACCAACCGAATTTAAAAGCAGCTATTCTCGATTTTCATTATGGACTCGAGCTTCAGTATGTAGATAAAAGTTTTCAATACGATTTAACGGATGTTGTAGATCCAGATTCAATGAAAATAATTTCTAACTGTGCAATACTGGAACCATCAACTGGCGGTTTGGTTTTGAAAGTTACAACAGCTGATGGTCCATTAACAACACCACAGCTTGAAGCTTTTAAAGCTTATTATCAAAAAAAGAAAGTACCAGGCATTCCTACAGCAATAATCAATTTGCCTGCAGACTTGATAAAAACGACAATCAAAGTTTGGGTTAATCCAGAAATTATTGACATAGAAACAGGTTTATTAATCAATGGAACCACAAATCCTGTTAAGGAAGCAAAAGAAAGCTACTTGAAAAAGCTCGAGTTTAATGGAGCTTTTATCAAACGTTTCTTTGAACAGGAAATTATGAATGTTGAAGGTGTTACACTAGTAGAAATTGAAGAAATGAAATGGAAGTACGCAAGTTTTCCCTATAGTGATTTTCAAACAGGACAGATTCCTGAAAGTGGTTATTTTAATATTCCAGATGCTGATTTCACCGTAATTTACTTGAGTAATGAAAATTTGGTTTAACATAGATTTCAATAAACTGGTTAATGATTTATTTGCCAAGTTAACTGCAGGTTCAGAAATGGTTCCTTTAGTGAAATGCATCTTTGAACTGTTTTACCGAGTTCAAGAAACTGCATTATACAGAATGCAGCACAATGGTGAAACGATATATCTTGAGAAAGTTCTTAATGATTTTTTTACGGTTCCAGGATATGATCCAACAGACCATGATGGTACAAAACAAATATACATTGAGGATGCATTGGTAAGTGAAAAAATATACATTCATCAAAATGCTGAGGAGGAATCAGTTTTTATTGAAGACGATGGTGATGACTCTGAAGACGATTTGTTTTTAGATAGTGAAAGCGAAGGAAACGACTCTTTTGGTTTTATAATTTTTATACCGGACACAATTCCATTTAATGAAGCTGTAGTTCGAAGTGTGGTGAATAACTACAGATATATTGGAACTTATTTTACAATTCAAACATATACATTATGAAAAATGTCATTATTGATTTTTCAAAATTAGGAGGTTACAGATTAAAACAAGCTACACTTGATAAGATGCAAGAAAGCTATATTTTTTATCTTAAAACATTGGTTTCTTTTTTGGGTTGTGCAGAAACAGGAAGTTATATAATTTCTGGTTGCCAAATTGTTGGTGCTAACATAACTGCCGGAATGATGTACATCGATGGTGAGCTTTGTCCTTTTGCAGGTACACCAGGCGATGCCAACACACTTATTGCTAAACAAGCAACTACATCAACTTTGAATTTTAAAAACGGTGTTGATCAACCAGTTTTTAGAGAACTGGAAGCGGTTAAGGTTTCGAGTGGTGGAACTATGTGGATTGATTTTATAAAGTTTCACTATGTAAACGATTCTAACTATATTCATACTGAAGAAAACTTTACAGCTGCTTTACTTGCAAAGTTGAATGCAATTGAAGCAGGCGCTGAAGTAAATGTTCAATCTGATTGGAATGTTACAAATCCATTATCTGATGCTTACATTAAAAATAAGCCAGTTATTGAAAATGTTTTAAAAACTGGTTCTGCTATTCTTGGAGCTGTTGGTTCTAACACAACAACAGTTATAAACTTTCCAGATGTAGGAACTACCAATTATCATGTTATCTGTGAGGTTGAAAGTTTAAGTCCTTTTGGTTCACGTTCACAAGACGTTGTTTCTTTTGCCACCGCTGCTTATACTGCAACATCTTTTGACTTCATGCTTTTAGCAATGATAAACACAGGCGTAAGAAACATCAAATTACACTATAAACTAATCGCGAATTAATATGAAATATTTCAAAGCATTTGCTATAGCAGAAAAGCCATTAATCAATTGGATGGAATGGGCAAAAGACATTACAGAACTTACTGAAATGGGTGAGTTTGAAAATCCGTTGATTGTTGCTGAAAATGTTATTCCGGCACAAATCTATGGTGTTTGTCCATGGAAGATTGTTTCGGGTGAACTTGTGGAACTTACAGCTCCAGAAATGGAAGCTTTTGAAGAGGAATTTTTGTTAGCTGAAAAGATTTCAGAATTTCAAGCAAAGACTAATGATGTTAATGCAGGTTCTTTCTTGTATTCTGGAAAGTATTTTCCAATGCATGAAGCTTCACGTTTGTTTTATTATGCTATCAAAGAACAGTTAGGTGATCATACTGTTATGACAGTTGATGGTGAAGAGTTTTCTTTGGTTGAAGCTAATATTGATGCGTTCTATTTTGAGTACACAAAACAATTGTTGAATTACACAAAACCTTATTAACAATGGGATTCGAAATTGAGTTAAAAGAGGATAGTCCAGAAAAATTAGCAGCTGTTGCCGGAAAGCCTACAAAGTACTATTTGTCAGCTCCAGAGTTCATGGCTTTCGTTGATTATGTCAATGGATTGAATTTGCAACAAATTTTGAATGTTGATAATAGTTCCACGTTAGGAATTGAAGTTGCAGGACTTACACTTTCTGGTAAAATCAATTTTGTTACTTCTTTAATAACTTCATTAAGAAACGTTTCTTTTCCTGATAAGGATGGAACAGTTGCGTATCTTGATGATATAGCTGCTTTATTAGAAGGTATCGCATGGAAACAACCTGTGGAATTAAATTTAACTTCTGGTGTTGATGACATAAGTCCTGCAATAATTGGTATAACTTCTTTAACACAACAAGGTGTTACCTTAGTTGATGGCTCAAGAGTTATTGTGTCAGGATTAGCAAATCAAACTAAGAATGGAATTCATAGAGTTAATTCAAATTTAATAACTGGAGTTGGTGGTTATTCTTATTATAGGCTTTTCAGAACCAATGATGCAAACACAACAGCAGAATTAAATAATGCAGTTGTAGGAGTTACTAGTGGAACTCACGCTGGTAAAACTTTTAGACAATCCACATTAAACCCAATTATTGGAACATCTAATATTGTTTTTCAAGACTTTGGTTCATCTGTTGCAGTTGCTACTAATTTGATTGCAGGAATAGCTAAATTGTACAATGCTATTGGAACTGAAACTGATGGTGGAATTACACCAAATGCTGTTAAAATAGGTTTGGATTTAAAAGCAGATTTAACACAAGTAGGAAATCTGCTTCGTGAAGAATTTACTTTTAGTGGCTCTCAAACATTTACTTTAGCAAATAATTACGGACAAGTTTATAGTATCGAAGTTCAAGGTCAAGGTGCTTTAAGCACAAGTCAATATACATTAGTAGCTCCAAATCAGATTACAATTTTAGATACTTTAGATAGTGGAGATTATGTAGTGGTAATTTATTCAAACGCTATTACAGGAATACAACCTTATTACTCACAAGCAGAAGTAGATGCTTTATTGAATTTAAAAGCTAATTATAATCAAACGCCAAGAACTTGGAGGTCTGGAATTGATGGAGTAACAGTTGCTAATACACTTACAATAACACCTACTTATACTCAATTAATACCAGCTAATACATTTTCAGGAGGAGATGTAGTTGAATTATTATTTAGAAGTACTTCACCAGGTTCTAAAACATCACAAACAAATGTTTATGTGTACGTTAATACAGCATCTAACTTAACTGGAACACCAATACAAGTTGCTATATATAACACAGCAGCAGTTGGTAGAACAACACAATTAGAAAGAAGATTAGCAGTAAAAGGTGCTACTACAAAAGTTATCAATACTGCTGCTGCTATTGCAACTGATACAACTCAAGCAGCAGCAATGTCAACACTTACAATTGATTGGACAGTAAACCAATACTTTATATTTGCAATCGGTCATACAGTAAATGACCAAACATTAACTGGTGATTTTTACAGAATAATAAAAAATTAATTATGCAAAGTAGTAAAAAAATAGATATAGGGCAATTAGGCATAGAAGAAGCTTTAAATTTAAAGCAGAATATTTTGGGTTTTGTTAGCTATGCAATTGGAACAACGACTGTGGGTTGGAGTTCATTTGCACAAAAAATATTATGGTACATAGATTTAGGAACACACTGCCTTTATTTCTACCATTTAGAAGGTCCTGGTAGTGGAATAAATTCATCATTTACAATCCATTTTAATACAACTGAGAATAGCACCAGTCAACATATTCCTATGAGTAACGGTTCTTATTTTAACAATCCAGGACGTGGCTCTATATCTAACGGCTCAAATGTTGTCAATCTTTTTGCTACAATTCCAGGCTCTACTTGGTCAGCTGGAACAGCAACTAAAATAGCTAGTGGATTTATATTAATTAAAAAATAAGAGCTATGTATTACTACGTATATAACGGAGTGGGATTTTTCCAAGGTATGACCGAAACAAAACCCGAACATGATAATTGGACTAATACTCCAAACACTTATTCATTTGTAATAGAAAAATGGAATGGTTCTGCTTGGGTTGAAGGAGCTACACCTGAAGAAATAGCTGAAGCAAACAAAGCTCTAGTTCCTTTATCTGTTTCAAGAATGGGTTTGAAAATTCAATTGCTTTTAAAAGGAATTGAAATAGTAGATATTATTGAAACCATTAACTCAATTCCTAGTTCTATGTTTCCTGATGTTCAAAAACAGATAGCAATCATCAAGTTTGAGGAGGCTGCTTACTTTGACAGATACAACGCAGATTTGCAATTAGTGGCCGTATTGATGGGATTGACTCAAGAAGACTTGGATGATATATTTATTAACGGTAACAAGGTCTAAAATGGGAATCTTACTTTTTATTATTGCAACAGCTCTTTGGTTGCCTATGACTTTTATCAATTGGATATTCGTAGCAGCTCAACATGGTTTGAGTAATGAATATTTTAAGCAAACAGCAATAGATATTGACCGATTTGGCAACCATAACTTTAGGTGTTTTTTAAACATTACAATGCAGGTCAATGGTTATGAGTTTGGTGATGTCCGCGAAACAATTAGCAGCGCACTAGGTAAGAATCAACGTGATAAAACATTGAGTTGGTTTGGTAAAGTGATATGTTTTGTCCTGGACAGAATAGATAAGAATCATTGCAAGAAAAGCATTAGAGAATTAGAATAGCTTCGTGGAGGTGAAGTAAAAAAAGTCCTCCAACATTTAAAAACTTTCTCAGGGTATTTTAAAATAGCATAAGCCACAGCGTTGGAGGACATAAGTCTTCTATGCTGTGGCTTTGTTATTTGTAATATCCTGAGAGTTGCAAATATAGTATAAATCAATCATCAATCAAAAAATGAACAAGTATCATCAAATTTTAAGCAAAATCATTGCCAAAGGTAAGAATCTGAGCAATAAAAAAGGTTCAATAACTTACTTATTGAATGAAAAAATGGAATTAAAACCAATAGATCTATTGGAGTTATTCGAAGGACATCCAATGGCAAAAAAGAAACTGAAGGACGAACTTAATCTCTTTATGAGTGGCGAACGTTCTACACAGGCTTATAGAGAGGTTGGGGTTTCTTGGTGGGACTATTGTGGTCCTATTCTAGTAAATAGTTATCCTACTTACTTCGAAAAGTTGCCAAAGTTGATATCCAAAATTAACCAGGAGAAAAGAAACTCAAAAAACTATGTCCTATTTCTTGGTTCTAACGATACCGAGAGTAATCAACAGCCGTGTTTGTCGTTGGTTCAGTTCCAAATAGAGAATGGAAAGTTAGTAATAACAGCCTATCAACGTAGTAGTGATGCTTCACTTGGTTTGCCATGTGATATTTATCACTTGTATTTAATTAGTAAGCAAATAGATGTTCCACTGAAAAGCATTACCGTAATGCTTGGTAATGTGCATATCTATGAGAATAACATCGATAGTACCAAAGCATTATTGAATGGGGAACAGGCAACATTTACATTAAATGTTGGCGGTTAAAAACAAGGCATAACTTTCCTATCAATAACACTATAAAGATAGGAAAATCAATTCATATAAACAAATAAAATCATCAAAAAATCAATCAAAAAATGAAAAAATTTAGCACGGCACCACTGCCATTTATGGGACAAAAAAGAAATTTTTTAAAACATTTTGTCACCGCATTAGAGAACTATCCACAGGACGCAATTTATGTGGATTTATTTGGAGGTTCTGGACTGCTTTCACACACAACAAAGCTTAATTTTCCAAATGCAAAAGTAATTTGGAATGATTACGACAATTATCAAAAAAGGCTTAAAAATATCGCTAAAACTAACCAGTTATTGGCTGACTTTAGAGAAATTTTACATGACTACCCAAAGGACGCACTCATTAAAGGACCTTATCGTGACAGAATAGTAGCGCGACTTGAACAGGAGGATGCTGCAGGTTATGTTGATTATTTAACTGTGAGTAGTTCTATTCTTTTTGGCATGAAGTATTTCTTAGAATTGAAAGAGTTCTACAAGGATAGTTTATACAATAAAGTGAAGATGACAGATTATGTTTGTGACGGTTATTTAGAAGGTGTTGAGCGCACGAGTTGTGATTATCGTGAGCTTTATGATGAGTATAAAAATTATGAAAATGTTATTTTCTTAGTTGATCCACCATATCTTTCAACAGACGTGAAAGCTTATAAGAGCTATTGGAAGCTTCACGACTATTTGAATGTATTGGATGTATTGGCCAGCCCGAAGTTCTTTTACTTTACTTCCAACAAGTCATCCATCGTGGAACTATGTGAGTGGGTTGAAAGTAAAACTGGAACCGGTAACCCATTTAGTGATGCTACAAAGGTCGAAATGAAGGCGTCTTTGAATTTCACTACAAGTTACACAGACATAATGCTATTTAAATAGTACTAAAACGCCCTTTAAAAGCAATTTAAAGGGCGTTTATTGTTTTTATGTATATTTGCTCAGAAAATGTACGTTTTTATTTTAAAATTGGTACATTTTTATTTTTCGATTATAGTTTTTAATATTTCCCAAATC